CCGCAGGACTCGCGAAAGCTACCTTCACTGTAGGACTTATCGAGATTAACGATGAGCCCCGCCTTTGTCAAGACATCTACAAACCCGGTATACTCGTGTGTGGGGATAATAATATCGTCCCCGAACACGCAAGTGTTAGTCCAGTCTATGTATAGATTAGGACCGCCACGCGTACACCGGAATCCATAGATGAGAGCCACTAGGATGAAAGTCATCAAGGGAAAAGTGAAACCATTCCCCATGGTACTAATCATCCTTAGCTCAACTTGTCTACCTACGCTACCATCTTTACCATCGATGGGAACTGTGATAATGGGCGACCTAAGCTTCATTAATAGGTCAAACCATTCACTAGGTAGAAGGGCACGCACAAGATCGATGCTGATCATATCGCTTGCAGATTTGAGATCAAGGGTAGCAACATCCCCGGTCTCGCTTCCGCGTTTGGCCATAGCAATGTTCTTTTGCTGTTGGTTGCGAATGTCCAGCCCGATACGCCGTAGAGCTCCTTCTAGGTACATGCCGGCAGCAAGCTGCAGGCACATATTACCAGAAGGTTCTATTGCGATTGTGCGTTCAGTGTCCTCGTTTTTGGGGACAGTCGTTAGTCGCGAACCTTCAATCTGCCTTGTACCCGAAACTCCGGATTGGCCATCCCTGGCCACGAAGTAAGGGTTCATAGTACGCAGTTTAAGAACCAAAGGTTCACACAGAGCGGTACAAGTCATTTCCTGCGAGATCTTATCGGCGGTATGAGTACCTTTGATGCCATTACTGGCACCGGGTCCAAATCGCCAATTCGAGTACAGGTATGACATCTCGAGCGGCTGCTGTATGGCCAACTCATCGAAGGAAGTCGTAAAACGCTCTAAAACAGTAGTAATGAAATAACGAGCGTTGTCGATAACCCTTCGATCGAGAGCTTGAGAGGGTGGGTTGACTCTTTCGAGTTCGCCCACCCGCTCATTGATCGCTAGAAAATCAGCGATCGCTCGCCCCCGAAGATCTTCTCTAAGGAAGCGTGCCCTTTTACGAGCACGTTGTACCTGCCGAGAGACCGCGGCGTTTTGCGGTCCCTCGACAAGAAGCTCTTCTAACAGTGTGTTGAAGAACGCATTTAGACGTTTCTCGCCACACGGAACGTTACTTTTACTCACAGGATAACTCCCGATGATTATAACGGTTTAACCAAGAACTTCTCAGTTGATCAGCTTGCGCCAATCAAAGAAGACCCTAAAGCTACTTAGTCTTCTTCCCCGACATTACTGTTTCCGACGTCGTTTCCGATGACGGATGGGTATAGTCGGGAGTCTGCGAAGATGCGGCATTCACTCGAATCTGAGCAATAGCTAGAGAGAGTGGGTCCGTCAGAACCGCAGGTGCATTCGCTATGATTACCAAAGCGACTGCAACGGCGATGCCAACGGAGTACACCCGAGCCCAGGTCAAAGAACACCTGTCAACACTGTGACCGAAATACCGCTCGCTTGTTCCCAACCAATTCCAAAATGGCAACTGATCATGGCGCGAATTTCTTCCGGTTCATAAGTGTCGACCCCTGCAGGAACTTCGATAATCGTGGTGATTTTAGGCACCATGATACTCTGATTCGCAGCTGGGGCAGCCCCTTTCCTCGTGATAAGTTTATACACGTTGAGAGGGACATTCTTGATTACGCCCGTTACAGGGTTTGCCTGCGGTAACGTTCTCAAGACAGGAGGCCGGAAGAATGCAGTCGTGAACGGTTTGGAAACCGAATTCACGTCAACACTCGTCTGAGTACCACCCAGTGCACTGACGGCGTATTGCTTACCGTTAATGTTGGGCGCGGTATCCGCGAGAAGCGTATAGGTCGGGGAAGTCAATCCCGTAACCGTTGCGCCTGTAGCAGGTGAAGCTGGTGCGAAAGCCAAAGTATGACCTTTCAACCCAGTTACGCTTGCTAACCGAACTTGCTAGGTTAGGTTAGGTCCACGCTTCTGAGCAAGGACGGAGGCCAAATTTAAAAATTTGGTAACTCCGTTACTCGCGATTTCGTCAAAGCTTTTAACTCTGACAGCACGCGATGGGAGAGAGGACAGGGATTGCCGAGTGAATGAAACATAGTTGACAGTTGACCGTCCGCCTGACACTCCGCCAGAATAACCGGCGTTGGGTTGAGCGTACAGATCTGTCGTTGTCTCACTCTGGTACTTCGTAGCCTGACTGACATATTTTGTAGTACCCGGAAGGGTATAAAACATGTCTTCGAGCCACGGGCCCACAGTAACGAAGTAATCAACCACCCAAGAGAAAGGAGTAAGCTCCCATAACACAGAGGGAGCCTGACTGATTTCTAAACCTAGGTGATCGGTCACACTGTAGGAAGCAGCCGACCTGAGTTTAAGGTCGATGCCTGCCACGATCTGAACACCTTGCTTATGGACAACACGGTTATAGTAACCAACCTTGAGTCCCCAAGCAATTTCCTCGAAAGCACCATCCTTCCGAAAGGAGCGGTATTCGCGCCTCGCAGTGCCTACTATGCGAACATGGCGGTCTTCCCTGGTTGTATAATCCAGGATAGCATTAGCAGCTGACTCGATATCTTTGAGCATGGGTTTCACCCCAAATCCAAAGCCGAGCCAGATGTCGCCAAATTGCTTTAAGGCACTAAGTCCTCTAGTTTTCCTGATGGCTAACGCTGCTTTTACCACATCTATGCCGAGGGTATTGATTTGCCGCACAAGGCGGTGGATCTCTCTACCTTCAGCAAGAGGTGCTGCAAGCTGCGCTTTACCAATATTGCCATTGAGTTTATTTTTCAGCTTCGCTACCGCCTGATCCGCTAGGGCAGTAGTGTCCGCTGGTTCAATAAACGGGCCAACCAATAGCCTACCACTGCCAAAACTCTTATGTATCGAGTTTTCGCATTTGCAAGCATATGGGCTGACTTTATAGGATATTACCTCTCTCGAATAACTGAAAGTGGCATTACCCCCTTTGGCAATTGCTAATCTCCAACCGGGGTTATTCGTACGAGTTTGGGTACATGTACCGACATCTACAGGCGAAGAAACTCCGTAGATATCACTTTCATAAGTATTGAATAACTTATTCAAGTGATCTGCGTGAATCTCTTTGTTGTATTTGACGGTAAAGTTCCCTCTGTCGTGCGGGGTCATAAGATTGCGTTTTTCACGCTTGACCCGCGGTAAGATAGGGTAAAACTTAGGTCGATTGTACCGGTTTTTAATCGGCTTATCAGCCATCCCTAATCCTCCCGCTGTAAGTTGAAGATATAGAGACACGGAGGAATCCGTGCCTAAAAGGAGCTCCTCCACTACGCGATCCACTGCGTAGAGAGACCTCAGCAGCCAGGAGATCATGAAGAGGTTGATAGACTAGGGTAGCAAGCCCTGAGACCTTCAACATTCATGACCTCCTTTGCTTCCTATGCGTCACACGGAAGCGGGCGTCTGAGGGGGGGAG